CAGCCGGGCGACGTATGAGTGCGTATCATCAGCTTGCAGCTTGCGGATGATCGTCTCCCAGTCCCTGCGTCGGTCGCCGATGGGCCGCACCTCGGTGTCACGCCCCCGGATGGGTTTGATACTCGCGTACAACTCTTCAAAGTACGCGTAACTATTGATGCTCATCGTCTTCTCCTTTTAGTTTGGATGCCAGATCAGCACGTCCAGCAGCAGGACGATGATCGCCAGCAGGAACACCACTCGTTCAACCTTCTCGTATCTGGTCAGCATTTCAGTTCCTCCGGAATTTCAACTTCGTCACCCAGCTTGCTTGCCACGTAGCAGCGCATGGCTGCGATCAGGGCGGTGGGGCCGCGTTCGCGTGTACGGTTTCCGTTTGCAAAGCGGAGGGTCGCGCTCCAATGCAGTTCGTTGTCTCTCTTTTCCACGCTGACCCACTCGCGCTCAATGATCGGCCCGAAGAACTCCCAGTCACTGTCCGATCCGATCTCCCACAACTCCATCGCCCCATACTCTCGGCGCGGCGGCATCATTGCAAGCTGCGGTTCGTGTGGCCACCGCCCTTGCCCTTTGATCTTGTGCAGGTTGGTGTACCCCTCGCAGGTAGCCACCGCCCAGAGCAGGGCATCCCCGATCAGTTCACTTGTCTTCAGTTTCATTTCTCTTCTCCTATAAACATCTGTTTATGAATCACAACATCACCTCGTCCAGCTGCAGCGCCACCAGCGGCATGGACAGGTACACCCACCGGTCACCCTGCGTGAGCTTGCGCACCCGCACCGAGTGAGGCGGGATGAACTCAAGGATCTCAAACCGATGCTTGAACCCTTTGTAGTCCTTACGGATTAGCATGTCGCCCTCGGTCACGGGCTTGCCCGTCTTGCGGTCAATGACCATCACCAGCTCCAGAGCACGAACATGAGGCAGGTCAGCGCCACCACATAGCAGATGAACTGCACCCGCTGGATGCGCTTGGCCTCGTGGATGCCCAGCAGAACGTCCTGCCAGAAGTCGTCCTCCTGTGAGCCATGGCTGAGCTTTGGAGGCTCGTACGCCCTTCCAATAACGACTTTGCCTGTGTTGTACGGGATCGGTTTGTTATCTTTCATGATTTATAAACTCCTGTTTATACGTTTGGGAATGAATTTATACGCTACGAGACTTTTCCAAGGGTCAGCGCGGCTTCGGGTTTGTGATGCGCAGCTCCTCCGTCGGGTTGTGAATGTACTGGTACGCACCCTTGCTGAAGGGGATCTGCACCACATGCTTGCGCTCACGGGCACGGGCTTCCCCGCACGGTTTGCACAATCGGTATCCTGCGCGCCAGCGGTCGATGTGAACGTCGTCACCGCAGCAGGGGCATAACTTCCAGTCAGACATGGCACTTTCTCCTCTTATAAACACGTGCTTATTTATCGGCTTGCAGCTGTTTTGTCACGACACGCTGCACAACTTCCATCGGGGAAATCCCCGCATCTTTGGCGACCTCGCGTATCTGCTTGGCAACTTCGGGACGGAATAAGTCATCCAGAAATGTGCGGGACTGATGCACGATGGTCATGGTCTCGCCCGCCTGTTCAGCGTGGGTCATCATGCCGGGCTCACGTCGGAACAAATCGGAAAACGCGCGCTTGCCCCGGCGATACCGCATGCGCACTGTGGGGTATGGAACACTGAGAACAGCGGCCCAATCCCGTAACGTGCGTGTGACGCCGTCGTGCTCAATTTCGACAACGGCGATTTCGTTGAATCCGTACTCACGCATAAAAAGCTCCTTTTGGTTGAACGGAACTACATTAGAACACAATTTGGAACATGTGTCAAGCATTTCCGCTTTGTTTCGCTTGTGTGTTCCCTGCTTGTTGCTTTGTTCCCTGAAGGGCAAAAAGCTGGAAAGTCCTTTTGAATCAACATGTTAGGCGCTTCGATGTCACCTATGTTCCATGTTCCCTGATAATAAGGCACTTGCCGAAAAGCACTTCGGAGCGTCTCAGCCACTTGGTTAACATTGTAAAGTGAAAAAAGATTTCCGTAGCCTTATTATTATTAAGGAACAAGGAACAAACAGGGGTAAAACGGCGTTTTCTCCTTTAAAATCAATGACTTGCGGTGTTCCCTGCCGAGGGAACACACAGGTACACACAGTACAGAACACGCGGAACAAATAAACAGCTGTTTATTCATCGTGCTGCTGCATCATCATGGCGCTGCATCATCATCCCCCGGGGAACTATCACAAAAAACGGCGCAAATTGAAGGCACAAAAAAGCCCCGGCGGGTTAGGCCGGGGTGCGTGGGGTGCGTGGGATTAGTAGAATTTCTTTTCGTGGATCACACCATTCACCGACCAGAATTCGGCCAGACGTGCGTCGTCGTCATAGGCTTCGACAATCGGGGTTGAACCACCGAATCGGACTTTGTAGGTTCGGTCCCGTCCGAATTGTCCGACCGCGTGGGCCATGAGGGTAAGCATGATTTCGACCATATAAACACCTGTTTATAAATTGTGGAATGAGTGCCCCAGCGGGTTAGGCTGGGGCGTGTGGGTTACTTGGTGACTGCAGCGAGTGCAGCGCGCAGCCCGGTCAGCGCGGCGCTGACATCAAACGCGGGGGCCTCGGCTTTTTCGCATTTGCCGATTGCTTGGTTGATCAAATCAGCGAGCTTGGTTTCGAGGGACTTGGTTTCGCTGGGTTCCTTTTCCTTCGGGAAGGCGTAGGACACCACGCGTTTGAAATACGTGTCACACGTGGCCCGGGCGAGTTTCTTAGCTTCGTTTGCTGCTTCCCATTTGTCACGCCCGGCCTGATCCAACGCAACATAATCAGCGCTGTTCTTGCGCGGCAATTCAACCGCAAGAGCTTTTGCATGACGGGCGGGCAGAGCGGGCAGGATTGCATCGGCGATGTACTGAGCTTTGATCTCGGTCAGGGCTGCTTCGTTCCCGAAGAATGCGGCCGCGACAGCCCCGGCTTTTTCCCATTTGCCCTTTGTGGTGACATCGTTGGACACGGCCGCTTGGGTTGCGGCAACAACGGCGGAATATTCAGTAGAAGACATGGGGGACTCTCTTTCAGTTAGTTAGGTTATGCCGGTGACACCCGCCACCGACACCTAGAGTATCCCACACAGTCCCAATATCTCAAAGCATTTTTTGATCTTATAAACAGGTGTTTATTTTTCCCGGATGGGGCGCAGACCCCCCACCCCCTAGATCGGGCCCCTTGTCGCTCAGCCTGCCTACACATATCAATATGCACATCCGATCCTGCACTTTGAGAACGGCATCACGACAAGGTACGTTCTGCGCCCTCCCCATAGCAACATCCACAAAGATCTTTTCAGACCCCCCTACCCCATTAGCAAATTTAGCAATCGTTTCAAATGCCGTTTTATAGAAACACCCCCCGGCATCTGTTTGGGTCCCCTGTTGCACCCCCACATATATTTCTGTTACAGTCCGGCCATCGGAGCTTCGGAGCGACAAAAGCCCATGCCCATCATTGCTACGCCGCAGGTAGGTATCCCCCTGCCGTTTGATATCAAACCGGAAGAGATCGACGACTTCCGGGAGAAGGCGCACGCCATGTTTAGGACGGTGGAAGAACTCACCGGGCATGGCTTAAACGTCGAAGTTACCGACCAAAACAAGCAGGAAGCCAGACTGGCTTTCGCAGCTTCCGCTGCTCCAGCACCTGCGCGGGCAACGCCCGGCGCCATCGTGCATCTTGAATCGATCTTGACCGAGTGGGATCAGGAAGTTCTGGATGTGGGCAGACGGCTGCGTAACTACGTGACCAACAAGTTGATTGCCGAGAGCGCGGATCCCGATCCGAAGGTTCGGCTGAAGTCGTTGGAGCTGCTGGGTAAGGTCTCCAACGTGGGCCTGTTCAGCGAACGTGTGGATATCACCGTGACGCACCGCACCATTAATGACATCGAGTCGGATCTGAAGAAGACTCTGGAGCTGTTCACCGGCCAAGTGGTGGACGTGACTGCCAAGGAAGTTCCCAAGGCGGTTGCAGAAATTAATTTAGACGAGGAGTTTGGCGAAGTGCCTGCAGAACCCGTGTCGAGCAACCATCAGGAAACGCCGGTCGAGGGCTTTAATGAGTCCTGAGTTACTCGCTGCGGCGGAAGCGGCCCTACCAAACCTGCCCCCGGCTGCGCAGCAGAAGATTGGTGCTTTAATAGCAGAGGCACGGCGTGCCAAGACGAAGGAAGTTGTTAAAAACGACTTCATGGCGTTCGTCAAATACGTGTGGCCGGGGTTCATCCACGGCTGGCACCACGAGAAAATGGCCGAAGCCTTTCAGCAAGTGGCTGAAGGCAAGATCAAACGCCTGATCATCAACATGCCACCCCGGCATACCAAGTCGGAGTTCGCCTCTTACCTGCTTCCGGCGTGGTTTTTGGGGATGTACCCGGGCAAAAAGATCATTCAGACCTCCCATACGGCTGAATTAGCGGTCGGATTCGGTCGAAAAGTGCGAAATCTGGTCGATGGAGACCGGTATAAGGACATTTTTCCCGAGGTGAGCCTGCAGGCGGACTCAAAAGCAGCCGGTCGGTGGGCCACAAACTACTCCGGCGAGTATTTTGCTATCGGTATTGGCGGTGCCGTGACCGGTAAGGGCGCGGATTTGCTCATTATTGACGACCCGCACTCGGAACAAGAGGCGGCGCTCTCAGAAACTAACCCCGAGATCTACGACAAGACCTACGAGTGGTACACATCGGGTCCGCGTCAGCGTCTGCAGCCGGGTGGTGCCATCGTGATCGTGATGACACGCTGGTCAAAGAAGGATTTGACGGGGCAAGTGATCAAAGCGGCTGCTCAAAGGGACGGCGAGGAGTGGCGTGTCATTGAGTTCCCGGCTATCTTGCCTTCGGGTAAACCCCTATGGCCAGGGTTCTGGTCTATTAAAGAACTGGAAGCGCTAAAGACGGAACTTCCGGCGTCAAAGTGGCAGGCCCAGTACATGCAGGCCCCCACATCGGACGTGTCGGCCATCATCAAGCGTGAGTGGTGGCAGATCTGGGACCAAGACAGCCCGCCGCACTGTGATTTCTTGATCCAGTCGTGGGATACGGCGTTCTTGAAGACCGAGCGGGCGGACTACAGCGCGTGTACGACGTGGGGTGTGTTCTATAAGGACGACGACACGGGCAAGCCGCAGTCAAACATCATCCTCCTGAACGCGTTCAAAAAGCGCATGGAGTTCCCCGAGCTTAAGGCGCGGGCATCCCAAGAGTTCAAGGAGTGGGATCCAGATTCAATCATTGTGGAAGCCAAGGCGGCGGGGTCGCCCCTGATATTTGAGCTTCGGGCGATGGGCGTGCCGGTCCAAGAGTTCACGCCGAGCAAGGGAAATGACAAAATAGCTCGTCTGAACGCGGTTGCCGACCTATTCGCAAGCGGGCGAGTATGGGTTCCTAATACACATTGGGCGGAAGAACTGGTCGAAGAAGTGGCCTCCTTCCCGTCGGGCGAACACGATGACATGGTGGACTCCATGAGTCAGGCGCTGCTACGATACCGCAGGGGCGGCTTCATTCAACTGGACTCCGATGAACAAGCCGAAGAGCAGACCTTTCGGCGCAAACGCGAATATTACTAATGACTAAATCTTATCTGTACTACGAGCGGGCCATGCCGCCTGAATTTTGTGATTATGTGATCAAGAGTTTGGACTGGTCACATGCTGGGGCTGGCGCAACAGAAGAATCTGGCGCGGAATCTCTTCGCAGGGTTAAGGTTTTGCCGGAGCACTTGATGTCTCCGCTTGGCTCGGTCTGTAAAAACTACATGATCGACGCCAACAGTAGGGCGCAGTGGAGCAAGTCAATTTGCGGCTTTGACGTTCCACAAATTCTGAAGTACGAGACTACGGATCACTACTGGTGGCATCACGACGTTCTTCCGCCAGCAGATGGGAAGCAGCGGCGCGTGTCGCTATGCATGCTGTTAAATGACCCGTCCGAGTTTGAAGGCGGGCAGCTTGAGCTTCAGGATAAGACTGATAACGCCCTGAAAAACAAAGGCGACATCATCGTGTTTGATTCAACCACAATGCACCGGGTTGCCCCTGTAACTAAAGGTGTTCGCATCTCGGCTGTGTGCTGGGCTTACGGATTTTATGAGGATTGATCATGGCAATTGAAAAATCGCTATACGCAGCCCCGCAAGGGATCGAAGAATTGATGGCACAAGATGCCGCCGATCCCATCATCGAGATTGAGATCGAAGACCCCGAGTCGGTCACCGTTGGTATTGATGGCCAACCAATCCTTGAGCTTACGTCGGGCAGTGGCGCGGACAATTTCAACGCCAACCTTGCCGATGAGCTTAGCGAAGAGAACTTGCAGTCTCTTGCCTCAGAGTTGCTCGGAGATTTTGACGAAGACATCGCCAGTCGCAAGGACTGGATTCAGACGTACGTGGACGGCCTTGAACTGTTGGGCCTGAAGATTGAAGACCGCTCCGAGCCTTGGGAAGGCGCATGCGGTGTGTACCACCCGCTGCTGTCTGAGGCGGTGGTGAAGTTCCAATCTGAGACCATGATGGCTACGTTCCCCGCAGCGGGACCGGTCAAGACCAAGATCATTGGTAAGGAAACCCCCGCTAAGAAAGAGTCGGCTGAGCGTGTTCGAGAGGACATGAACCATCAGTTGACCGACGTGATGAAAGAGTACCGGCCCGAGCACGAGCGCATGCTGTGGGGTTTGGGTCTGGCGGGTAACGCGTTCAAGAAGGTGTATTACGACCCGCACCTTGAGCGTCAGGTCTCGCTGTTTGTGCCCGCTGAAGATATCGTGGTGCCATACGGCGCGAGTGACTTGGCCTCCGCAGAGCGTGTCACGCACGTGATGCGTAAGACCGAGAACGACATCAAGCGTCTGCAGCATGCGGGGTTCTACCGCGACATCGATCTGGGACCGCCGGACAACGTGCTGGACGAAGTCGAGAAGAAGATCGCTGAGAAGCTGGGCTTTAGAGCTACCTCCGATGACCGCTATAAGGTCTTGGAGATGCACGTGCACTTGGACCTCAAGGGCTTTGAGCACGAGGATGACGGCAAACCCACTGGCATCGCACTGCCTTACGTGGTGACCATCGAGAAGGGGTCCCAGAAAGTTCTGGCTATCCGCCGTAACTGGGAGCCCGATGACGAGACCTGTCAGCCGCGTCAGCACTTCGTCCATTACTTCTACATCCCGGGCTTTGGCTTCTACGCATTCGGTCTGATCCACCTGATCGGAGCCTTCGCCAAGAGCGGCACGTCGATCATTCGTCAACTGGTGGATGCGGGTACGCTGTCTAACTTGCCCGGTGGCTTTAAGACCCGTGGCATGCGGGTTAAGGGAGATGACACCCCGATCTCCCCCGGAGAGTGGCGTGACGTGGACGTGCCTTCGGGCGTGCTGCGCGACAACCTGCTGCCCCTGCCCTACAAAGAGCCGAGCCAAGTTCTGGCTGGCCTGATGGACAAGATCATCGACGAGGGTCGCCGGTTCGCTAACAGCACCGACCTGCAGATCAGCGACATGTCGGCTCAAGCTCCGGTGGGCACTACGCTGGCAATCCTTGAGCGCACGCTCAAGAACATGTCGGCCATCCAAGCGCGGGTTCACTTCTCCATGAAGCAGGAGTTGGGGCTGCTCAAGGACATCATCGCTGCGTACACCCCGGACGAGTACAGCTACGAGCCGGATGAGGGCAGCCCCCGCGCCAAGAAGTCTGACTACGATAACGTGGATGTGATCCCGGTGAGCGATCCAAACGCCGCGACCATGGCGCAGAAGATCGTGCAGTACCAAGCAGTGATCCAGCTGGCTCAAGGCGCTCCGCAGATCTACAACATGCCTCTGCTGCACCGCCAGATGCTGGAGGTGTTGGGCATCAAGGATGCAGCGGCGCTGATCCCGATGGACGGTGACCAGAAGCCCACGGACCCGGTGAGCGAGAACCAGAACGTGCTGATGGGCAAGCCTGTGAAGGCGTTCCTGTATCAAGATCACCAAGCGCACATAACGGTCCACATGACCGCGATGCAGGACCCGAAGATCCAAGCGCTCCTGCAGAACAACCCGCAAGCTCAGATGCTCCAGCAGGCCATGATGGCTCACATCAACGAGCACTTGGGCTTTGAGTACCGCCGTCAGATCGAGCAGCAGCTTGGCATGACGCTGCCTCCGCAGGTTGACGAGAACGGTGAGTCTGTGCCGATGGACCCCGAGGTTGAGGCGCGGCTGGCTCCCATGCTGGCGCAAGCGGCTCAGCAGCTACTGGGTAAAAACACCCAAGAAATGCAGCAGGCTCAAGCGCAACAGAAAGCGCAAGATCCGCTGGTGCAGCTGCAGCAGCAAGAGCTGCAGATCAAGGCCGCTGACCAGCAACGCAAGGCTCAGAAGGATCAGGCTGACATCGCGCTCAAAGCCTCGCAACAGCAGATCGAGCGGGAACGGATTGCTGCACAACAGCAAACCGAAGACAAGCGGATTCGCGTGGACGCCATCAAAGCGGCGACCGAGAGCCGTGGCAGTCGTGAGGACCTGATGGTCTTTTTCTTCT